GATTATTACGCAGGCGCAGTAAAAGCTTGCGGAGGCAAGAAAAATAATCTTCCATCAAAAGAACAGCTAAAAACTTTAGCCCAAGAGCTGTACAACACAACAGCAATAAACGATATCGACTGGACAGAGAACCTAGCCTTAGCCACCGAAAAGGCAGCCCCTTTCTTAGCCCAATCTCCAGGTCAATCTTCTAACTGGTTCGACGTGTGGTCGCGTGAGGAGTACAACAGTGCGGGCGCGGACTACAGGTACTTCAACAGTGACTATACGGTTTACAGCACGGACTACCGCTACAACAGCAACAGGCTGGCAGTTTGCTTAGGCGATTAGTAATTTATGTTTTGCGGAAAAACTGACGTTTTAAATAATCACATCAGGTGTGGATACAACACCTGATGCTTTTATTTGTATCACACAATATAACTGTATGCATTATTTCACCGTTATTATGCAATCATATATCTTATCTATCTTTTCTTTCATCTCTATAACCTGTTCTTTCAAATCCTTAAAGCTATGCAGCGTTACAAATCGTTCTTCTACATCTTCAAGAATCTCTCTGTGTTTACGCTCCAATTGTTCGGGCGTTACAACTATTCTTTGTTGGATAAGAAATATCATAACCGCTACCAATATCGGAGAATAATGTAATAAATTTTCCATATAAATACCTTTCTTTTTTATCTTTCCTTTGCTACATTCCTATCGGCCAATAAAAATCAACAAGATAAGATGCCGCATCAAATGGATGGGATAAAAATTTTAATTCTTTTGACTGTTTTATTTGTTGATATGTCGGAATATCAATTTTTGAAGACCCTTCACGATATTTGAGATTGTAGATGTTGTACAAAAGTTTTTCACACTTTTTGTCTACAAATAAACATATTTCACCGTTGGCACTGCGCACTTTGGCATTGAAGGCCATTACTCTGTTTTTTATCGGAGGATTAAATGCCTTAATTTGTATTTCTGAATCATAACCGAATTGTAAAAGTTTCTTTTTGATTATTACGTAATTGGTGTATTCGCTTGTACAACTGCGATTGTCTCCTGAAGCATCACCGTTTATAATAATTTTACCTTTGTGGTTTGGATAACGACGACAAAATTCTTCACATGATTTAGCGGTCGTGGTGTTTTCCAGTACAATTTCGTCAAAGTAAAAAACTTTATCCTCTGTTTTGTGCGCAAGAACCCAAGCCATTGGGTCAACGTTAAAATCACAGCTTATGTGCAAATCCATATCAGGCTGATATGATATGGATTTTATGTTATCGTTCGTAAAATCTTTTACGACAAGCCCTTTATTATACTGTCCGCTTTTTGCCAACACAAAAATATTGTAGTACTCTTCATCGTAAAGTTTTTTCAGTTCTTCACAATAATCTTGAGGGAGATAAATATTCTGAGTTGTCGGGGCTGTAATCAGTCTGTAATTCACAGGCGGGTTGTCCATAAAGGTTTTGTAAATCCACCCGCGGGTCATTTCTGGATTTGTATGTCCGAAAATCCTATAGGTAAAGTTTTTCCAAGCTTTTTTAATCCTTTGACGCATACGACTTAAAAGCATTAAGAATGTGTCATAGGGAATGTCTGACATCTCTTCGATTTCGACAAAGCCAAGATTTAACGATTTTAGTTTATTGGGTTCGTCAAAGTGTCTAAATAAAATTTCCGACCCGTTTTTAAAAGTAAGTTTTTGCAAGGAAGACGACCATTGATAGTCATAATCTTCACGAAAACCCATATTATCAAGATGTTCAAAATATGTTTGTAAAGTTGTATCACGAACGAGAGTATATGTTTGAGCGCCCACAAGCCCTCTTATGCCAGGGAATTTTTGGCTTAAAAGTATTCCCAAAAGCGAGCCGGAGAAAGTTTTTCCTGATCCGTATCCCCCCTGATATACTGCTACATCCAGTGCATAATCATGCGGAATTTCAAGAAATTCACGTTGTGCTTTTAATAATTTGTATTCCATTTTTATTGTCCTTATATAATTCATCTATGAAAAAACCGCCTTTAATAAAGCGGTTTTTCAAAATACTAAAAAAAAATGCTGCCTGTAAATAAATTGGGAAGGTTCCTTGAGGATAAAATCAGACAGCATATAGATGGTACGAGAAATCATTCGAAAACGACAAAGTTATGATAACTCTGTTTGCCCTTGTTCTGGATTTTTTTCTTCGTCTTTTTTATTTTCTGTTTTTTGGTTACCCAAGAAATTATTAGTATTTTCAATACCGTATTGTTCCAACACGAATTTAAAACATTCAATCCAATTGACAGACTCAGACACTTGCGGCATGCTTGCAAAGGACTGAACAACTTCGAAAAACTCTTTCAAGCGGCTTTTACGCTCAAAAGTAGCTTTACGATCGCCGTAACGGTAAATGTAATTTGCGTTTCGGATACTGTCATCTATTTCAAGGAACTTTGTTTGTCCTTTGTCATTGATGCCGATGAGTTCTTTGCCTAATTTAAAATTAGCGATAATATCAGCGGTTTTCTCTACCATTGGAACAATAATTTTTCTGTTTATAGCATCAAGAATCATGTTCAAACGTGCTTCCTGACCGTTTGCAGAATAGTTAAGTTCTGTTGCGGTTCTGTTTTCAGTTTGAATATTTCCGGCCATATTTTTGAAAATACCTGTCGCACTTTCGATTGTACTTTTAAAGTAATTCAGAAACTCCCAGCCGACCATTGCTTTGTCAAAACTCAATGGTGTTGGCGGCTGCGGCATTAAGGCAGCATCATATTCAATAATTTTACCCGGACTAACATTTTGATGACCTTTAAAACAGCCTTTAGGAGCCAGATAAGGCGGGTTCATCATCAAGGCAAGTGCGTCCAGTTGTTTGTTTAAAATCGTTGATGATATGTTATTCAAAATCAATGCAACACGTAAAGGTGATATGCCGCGGCCGGTATGAGGGTTTTCTATAACATTGGCATAGATAAAAGGATTTATTACAAATGGATTGGTTTCAAATCTTATAATCTCACGCCGTCCCGCAATTACGATAAGTTTATTTTTCAAAACTCTGCCGTCTGCAAGTTCTATATCACCCCAGTATTCAAGTATTTCAACCTTGTTGTCTTCTACGGATTTATCATTGTTAGTTCTGCGTTTTTTTGCCACCACCTCTTTCAATAGTTCTATTTTAATCTCATCCATAAGGTTATTTGATTTATCTGAAACAATATCTTCAACAGACCGATAAGTTCGATAAATTTTTGCGCATCCATCCCAATTATCCGTGTTGAATTTGTCAAAAACAAAGTCTTCCGGTTTAATATGACGAATTTTTGCGTTGTCGTAAACGACTTTTTCATCAACTACAAAACCTGTATTTTCAGGATTATGTAACTGTTCTTCAAAAGTTTGTGCGCGTCGAACCTGTTTAACTTTTGTTTCCCAGCCCACAAATAATGTAGCCTCACCTGTTTCTACAATACTGTCAATAATTTTATCGATTTCTTCTTCAATATTCATTTGTTCAAAAGTATTGACAAGCATAGCCTTTTGGCGGTTAGCATACATTTGTGTCTGCGGCGTTGTGCCGGAAACATCAAACATAGCATCAGGATTTGAGTATAAATTTTGACTAATATGAGATTTAAGGGTTTGCGCAAGTTCATAAATATCAGGCAGTGAAATTCCGGTATTCCAAGCGTTTACATGCGGAATATTCAAATCATAAATAGCATGCCGCACTGTTCTAATATCATTGAGTTGGGAACTTCGTCTATCCTCATACTCGTCATATTTTTTGCATATTGTTTGAACAAGACTAATCTGTTCATTTGCATTTAATTGTGTATCTTCTGTAATTATTTCCATAGTTGTCCTCTTATTTTTTTGTGAATTATTCACTGTATTCAACATAATCAAATTTCACATAGGCATCATTGGTTGCAAAGGCACTGCATTCCCCTTTGGCAATCTGTTCTCTGACAGCGTTTTGCAATCCTAAAAGTGCTTCTGCCTGCAAGCCGCTTATATATGATTCGGTCCTAGTATTTCTGTTAAAAACTTTGAATACAGATTTTGCGGAAAATATCAAATTTTTAGGCACTAAAGCTATATTATCCACGCGTTTGACTGTTGGTTTTACTTTAGATTTTTCAAGTTCTGAGAGAAACTCGTTTTCTATTTTTTTCTTAATCAAATCATCAAGCGAAGTTTTGCTTAAAAGCATCTGTTCTAATTCGTTATCTTTATCTTTCATTTTGTTCTCCTTATTGAATAATTATAAAGTTTTGTATCATTGCCGCAAAAAATCTTAAATCTTATCTTCATCAAGATTAGATATTGTAATAATCCTTGCAGGCTGATAATCAGCATTTTCAGGGTTATTAAATCCGAGATATTTACAAAGATTTTCAAGCGCCTTTAATCCTGCGGAGGTATCACGGAGTTTCTTTTTCCCCGTGCAGCCCCCGTCTTTATCAAGAATATCTTCCTCTTCCAGCGAAAACTCTGCTATTTGTAAAAGTTTCTGTACAACATAGCCCTTGTTTACACATAACGAAGATATTTGTTTCTTTAATTGAAGTTTTATTTCATTTATTACGAAATTGTTAGAAAGTAATTTGTTCGCAACAGATTTTAAATCTTTTGATTTGTAACCGGCGCGGCGGGCTGAAAGCTCACCGTCAAGCGACTTTATGTACTCTTCAACAAATCGTTTTTGTTGTTGTGTAAGCTTTTTCATAATAATTTTCTTAACATTTCTTAATTTAATTTGTGTTTTGATGAAAAAATTTGTATAATAAATATGCTATTTATATTTCGGCTAGTGTAAATCTTGACAGGGAGTTTGATTATTTTTTTCACTTCCTGTTTTTCTTTGCCTTTTAAAGACATTCTCTCCTGACTATTTTTATTGACGGTGCGTAATCTGCCTCAGTCGCGGCTTTTGAGCGCAATGCCGCGATTGCAGAATTATACATGCCAAGCCAATAGCCATATTTTATATGTTCCGGATTGCCTTTAAGCCGCATACAGGTTCCATAGACAAGTATAGGTTCGATAAACGGTAATGGAATTATCGGTCTGTCTTCTGGATCTTCAAGTTTCACCTTTTCTGTTCCGGCAGATGTAAATGCTGTATTGCGGGTATAGTAAATGATATTTATAAGTTTTTCTTCTTCAAATTCAGGAAACAATAATTTGTCATTGAATATTGAAAATATTTTTCCATGTTTTTTAGCGGCAAAAAACTTTTGAAAATCTTCACAGTATTCGTATTTTACATTATCAATATAAACAGCAAGTATCCGGCCGTTAATAGTGTTATCAATTTTATCTGTATTTTTTGGCAGGGTTAATTTTTCATCACGCAATAGAAAATTCCAGTTTTCTGATGTGCAGATTTCCTGTTGAATAAGGTTTATATTATTTTTAATCCTTTCATGTTCCGGTTTAATCAATTCTGAAAACTCTTTTACCTGTTTATAATTCAGTTCTGATAAGCACTTATTAATTATTTCTAAATAGTTCATTTTAATACTCCTCAAAATGTCTTGAGGTACGGGGATTTCCCCCGTCCTCTTAACTTGTTATCTTATTTTACCTTTACGCAATTGATCCATAATTGCGTCTTCATTTCTGAGAAATTCTTCTGTTGTCATTTTACCGATTTCTTGAGCCGAATAAACTCTGTCTATTTTAGTATCACTCGTTGTATTTTGTGCATTTGAGTATAAACGTTGTTTAGCGTTTTCATTTTGTGAAAGCTGTTGTTTGTATTTATTTACGGCTTCATTTGCATAATTTGTCAAATATCCGGACAGAGTATTCATATCCTCTTGATTGACACCGGTATTTTGGAAGTAATCAAGGATTGATTGTCTTGCATTAACCTGTGGATTTTGCGTCTGCATTGCAGGCTGTAGAACAGGTGCCTGCATTTGAGTCGGGGCATCTGTTTGTGGGGCTAAAGGTATTTGAAAAGTGTTTTTAATCAAATTCATAACATAATTCTGCCCCTGTTCTACAGGTATAATGCCATTTTGAATAAGTGTTCTTAAATTATTCAAATTATCAGTAAACATATCATCTGCATTTTTTTGCATTGGAATTCCAAAATCTGTCGGATTTATGGAAGAAGTTAGATTTATCGGTGTATTTTGCATTTTTATAATCTCCTTATTTTTTTATGTAAAGCGGGCACAAAATGTACCCGCCCAATTGCGACTTACGCAGCATTAACTACTAATTTTGCCAAAGCTTTTGGCTGAACGGTTTTCGCACCATACAGATACAAACCTCTGATTAAGTCTGAGAATGAATCTTTATCTCTCAAGCTTTCAATTCTCGCAAGTTGAGATGCGAAAGTGATAGCATCATTTGTACCGGCAAGAACGTAATATTTACCGTTTACTGAAGTAAGGTTTGTTGAAACAAGTACGTCCATTCCTGCAATTCTGCCAATAGCACCTTCACGTAAAGTTGTATCTGCAACATTATGCGCTGTAATAAATTCTGCGCTTTGCAAAAGATATGATTCTATAGTCGGGTTAATAACAACCCAAGGACGTGCGCCGTTTGTCATTGCGTCAGAATTTTTCAGGCATAATGCCAATTTTACAAACTGTTCATAGATTGTAGATTTGTTCAATTCGATTGGGGTCGCGTCTGAACCTACGATATTTGCAGCATCAACATTTGAGTGCATTGAAAGCAAATATGCATCCTGAACTTCTTCAATCGCTCTTCTTGCGTTCTCAAGATGTGCGATAAGAATATCTGTGTTAGATTGAGCCTGCGCTACATCATTGATTTTGAACGCAAAGAATTTTTTCTGGTCAATAACCAATTCTTGAGATGTCGGTTCTAATTCGCTGTATGTAATATCAGAAGTACCAAGAGTTGAAACCGTTACTTTAGACGGAGTGATAATTTTTACTTTATCGCCCTGATTTGCGATTTCGCCTTCATAATTTCTGTTTACACACTGCATCATAACGCATTTCTTTTCCAACATTGCGTTAAGTTTTTGACTCCAAATCTCCGGTATAAACGCTGAATAAGCGTTTGGAGCCTCGCCTAAAGTTGCTGATTTTGGTGTTGTGTTTTCTGTGTCTGCCATTTTGTTTTTCCTTTCGTTTTTTTGAGTATTACAATTAACCGCGGCATTGCGGTTGTTTTTTTGTGTGAATTGTGAACAGTAAGGTATTTTTTAAAAAGTGTTTTTACCTATTTTTTTATTTTCTCCCCATACCACTTAATCTTTGAACGGATGAAAGCGCCGGCGTCTTGTTGAGAGACCCAAGAATAAGGAGGAATATAAATGACATCAATTTTACCGGCGCTCGTTGTCCGCGGATTTTTCAATCCAAATTCATAATGTGTCATTACAGTTTCCGGGGTAATTTTTATATTATATTTTTGTGCTAACTTTGCGCATAATTCCATTGCAGCCTCAAACTGTTTTGCCGTAATAGGATAATTTCCGACCGCGTTTTTGTTCTTAAAACCGGCCATAGCGCACATAGATACTCCGATAGAACCTGTATTACCGCCGCCTGTATGTGCGGCATATTTTCCGTCGTTCACATTTTCGTTATCTTCCGGTTTGTATTTACCGTTATGAATTTTTCCGTCTTTATCTACCAAAAAATGATAGCATTCCAAGTCATGCGTATTCGGATAATATCCGCCCGCAGTCCAATGTAGTATTATTCGTTTCAT